TGGGTTTCTTTTGTCTCTTTTACATTTGATTGATTCTTCCCAGAATCATGTTACGGAGAAAGGAAAGACTGTTTTATACAGTCCTTCTAATCTCCACAAAAGAGCACAGAAACTAACAGGTCTTGTCGGTGATCAATTTCGTAGAGTTTCAAAACAAAAGGATTTCAATATCCATCGTTTTTACTCCGAGAATGATCTTCCACTCGACCTTGTGGGCGGCAGGTTACCACTTGTCTTTGACGACATAGTGTTAACTCGCCATGCACTAAAACTTGCGTGGGCGTTTTTTTTGACTATGAAGCTTCATAAAATAGAAGGTTTTCCCTTTTTCCAAAGGGTCCGTAAGGTGGTAGTTCGTAAGTGTACTCTGAAACATCAGAGATTCACTAAGAACTACCTTACATTTACCTTTACTCATATTTACCTCTCTCTTAAGAAATTGAAGATTGAGAGTGAAGCCGCTCTTATTAAAGTCATTAAAAACTCCTTGTGTTATCATGTCAGTATCTCTTTGGACCAAGATGAATTACCATCTGGTCCCCGTATTGACTTGGTCCCAATTGGATTTAAGCCAGTCTTCAATAAACTCCCTAAAGGGGAGAGTATTGAATTCTTTTATTCGCTTTTGCAATCCAAAGGACTTTGTCAAGTTGTTCCCGATTCCTTCATCCTGGACGCTCTAAAGGAGCATAGGGAGAAGTTATCTCAGCCTGCGCCCCCTCTTGAACCTGAGGTTCTGTCCTATCTTTTTAAGAAAGGACAAGAATTCGGTAAAAGAGTTAAAAAATTCTATGACCCTACAAAAGGGTTCCAACCGTCTGGCAAAGCTTCTTTTTCCCACCCTCGTGATAAGGGTGGTTTGAAAGGACAATTGGTCTATGAAGACCGTTTGTCTAATGAAGGCGACCGACAGAGGTCTTACGACCGCATGGAACCTATGGTAATTGGAATTTTCGGGCAACCGGCTTCTGGAAAGAGCTCTAGGATACCGATGCTTTTAAGCATCCTTTCCGAGCTATTTCCGGGAACAACACGAGAGAAACTGACTTATTCTCGGACATGCCATACAGAGCATTGGGACGGATATTGTGGACAACCGATCGTCATACTTGACGATCTGGGTCAGTCCTTAGAAGGTAAAGATATAAAGGAGTTTCAAACTCTAGTCTCTTGTAATCCTTATGTGCCACCTATGGCGGCACTGGAAGACAAAGGGAGACACTTTACATCACCTATCATTATCGTAACGTCCAATTTGCACTATGGTTCACCTTTGAATCAGATCTATAAAGAGCAGTATGGGATATTGGATGATGCCGCCTTTTGGCGTCGTTTCCATTTCCCTTTACTTGCCGAGAAGGAAAGACTTTTTTGTCTTAAGAAAAAACCCTCATGGGTTTCTTCAGCAAAAGACATTGTCCCTCCTATAGACGGTATAGATTCAAATTGCGTCGACGTGAGTCGACCTGCAGGTAACCGTGGCTTGGTCTATTTTAGGCAGCAAACCGAATTCCAAGAGGAACAAGGACGTCTCTACTCCAATTTGTGGAGAGAATGTCCAATCCTCGATTTATTCAGTTTACCAAAAATATTCCGCGACCGAGAAAAATTTCATGATAACATAAGAATGCACTGGGTACAAGTAGTTAATTCCAAGTCGGAATCGGTTTCTGATTTTTTTTCCGAATTCTGGGATGAGGAGATTTCCCCAAATCTTCCCAAGTCTCTAGGATTTGATCTATCAAAACCGATCTCTACTTTGAATCAACAACTTACTTTTTCCTCCTACCCCCCTATACAACCTTTACCCGTACGCGTTGAGCCGATCGTGGAACCCTTAAAGGTTCGAACGATCACTGCCGGTGATGCTAGTACATTTTGTCTTAAACCTCTTCAGCGAGCCATGTGGCTCGCCTTAGGTACACAAGAACAGTACATACTCACTCATGGCACTCATCATCTCGAACCCGCTATTCAGCGTCTCTATGAAAGTGGAGACAAAGAATCCGTGTGGATTTCTGGAGACTATACGGCTGCCACTGACTCTGTCAGTATTGAGGCAACAAAGGTTTTAATGGAAGGGATCCTAGAGTCGATAGATCATTTACCAACCAAGCGCTGGGCGATGAAAGAGGTGTCCCCTCATATGTTGTACTATCCGGAAGGGAGTCGTGGTTCAAAAGAACTCACTCCTATTATCCAGAAAAGTGGTCAACTAATGGGTTCACTACTCTCTTTTCCCTTGCTTTGTCTATTAAATGATTCAACAGCTCAAAGATCTGGACTGAAACCAAACCAATATTTAATCAACGGTGATGACATCTTAATGAGATGTCCCCCTGAGAAATATCCCGTGTGGAAGAAAGAAGCCCATCGATTTGGCTTTACTCTTTCCTTAGGGAAAAACTATGTCCATCCAATGTATGGAACAGTTAATTCTCAGCTGATCAAAAATGGTGAGGTAATTTCTGCTGGAAAGCAGACAGTCCTTTGTAGGAAAGGAAAGGTCTTAGGAGAATGTTTAAGGGAACTTGAGAAGTTTTACCCGGAACGTCCAGATGTAAAGGACTTGTTCAAATCAGTTAATAAACAGATTTTAGGTAGAACTATTAGGAGCATTAATGTTCCTATTTCTCATGGCGGTCTGGCCCTCACTTGGGGGCCTAGAGACCTTCCGGCTCGTACACTTCGAACAGAACAGTGGGTATATATCCACGATTTGCTCAAGAAGTTAAAAGCCAAGGACGGTCATATCGCTGTTCCATACTTCTCCTCCCGTAACGCGTCGGTATCCCTTAATAAGGATATAGACATTGCATTTAACGATCCTATTGACAATCGGGAATTCCACGAGGATTTCCTAGGAGTCAAGGATGTTATCCAATTAAAAGATCGAATCATGAACAACGAGTTCTTGAGGATTTTGGCACATACTTCTGTTGAGAAGTTGCCATCGTTATCCTTTATACAAGTTGTTCAGGTTCCTTATCCAGACACTCAAGAGCGTCGTCGGATTCAGAACCGGATTGATCACCTTTTTATGTCCAGATTTATGACTTCCAGTGAGACATTCAGTTATGAACGTTTCCGAGAGGAGTTCCGATCTATTGGACTGGCAAAAGGTAAATTGGAGCCTGCCTTTTTGTCCCTCTTCAAAGTCGTGGAGTTGGAGATTGGTCCGGATTTTCTTCAGAAAGTCCGGTCTAGTTATACTCCTTCACACTTTGATGTCGAGAGATTTAAGGTCAGGTTAGCAAAGTTACGGAGACCAGGTAAGTTGGATCGAAAGGGTGATGGAAACCAAAAGGTTTCCTCTACTATTGATCCACTTGTACCACGTGAACGAGATCTGGTAGAAATGGAAGAATCGGAAATAATTGATTTCACCCGAGAGGTCGATGCGGAGGGCGAGTTCTTAGAACTCTACTCACAACTTGACTTTACACAGGATTTCTTTGGAACTCTCCCTCCGGAGAGAATCCTTGAATTAATGAATCAAAAGTTTCATGATACTATTCCTGAGGACATGAATGTCCCACCTATTCTACCCGTAATTGTCGAAGAGGCAGCAGTTGTTGATAATAAAGATTAAATCATTCTACGTTGGGGTCCGAAGATACCGTGATGGAAATTTTTCCTAACACATATAGAATAATTAATTATCAACTTGCCTTATTGACTATTACCGATCTCGCATTCAGCAAGTTTTGGATGGTTTCTTTTTTTTTCTGATGTCTAGAATCCGACTATTAGATTTTGTCTCTTCCTAGGTCCGTTAACGTTTGTTAGGACACGGAGGACGAGTGCCTCATTTCAAAAGGTCGCAAATGGCGACGAATCAAAGAGAGACTTAATCTATTGAGTTGGAATTCATCATTGATGGATCAAAAAAAGAAACACATTGTGCATCCCACCATCCATATTTCACTTGATACCTGATGTAAAACGTTTTCACCCCTCGAAAGAGGCAATATAAGGGATACTCCCGTTAGGGCCAAAAGCAACTTAAAAA